TAGAAATCTGTAGCGGGGTCGAACTGTTCTTCTTCAGCTTCATGTTCAATAAATCTACATTCGTGTTTGTTATACTCAAGTGTACAGGCTACGCCAACTTCCCCCGAATATCTATTCTTAAGGATTCGCACCGTTGTGCGATCTCCATCAGTGTCGGCCTGTTGGTTACGTTCGAGTGCAATAACTGCGTCAGACAACTGTGCAATTGATGCAGATCCTCTGAGTTGTCCCAAAGTAACTCTTGCTCCTTCTTCATGGTTCTGGTCCGATTGTGATCTTCTAAGGTGTGATACCAGGAATAGTGATATCCCAGTACGTTCTACTAACGACCTAAGCTTGGTCATTGTAGTATCAATCATCCGACGTTCATCACCATCCAATCCACTAAGTAGAATAGACAAGTGATCAAGGAATATAATCTTTGTATCTAAGCCGGATGCAAGATATTCGATACGATTATAGATGAGATCAGGATCATAGGAACCAAAACCATCAAATAAATAGAGATCCCAATTAGCAATTGTGGCGTCAAACGCTTCGGTGAGTTCTTCATGTGTATGTTCTCCTATGTGCAGAGGCTTGGCCGATGCAGATGACATGATTCCAAGCGCAGTCCTTCTGTTTGATTCTTCAAGAGCCAGATAGCCGACCCGTCCTCCTGCTTGAAGAAGATGAGTTGCAAGCTCCCTACAGAATGACGACTTTCCGACGCCAGATCCCGCAGTGATTGTACAAAGTTCTCCGTCTCGGATGCCATGAAGCATTGCTTGTAGACCGGTGTAGGGGTAGTCATAGTTAGAGGGTGGATTAGGTGTAGTGATTAATTCAAGGAGAGATCTAGCTTCAACGATCCCATCTGGACGGTATGGCCTCGCGTCCCATATAGCTCTACGAACCGCTTCAGCGTCACCGGCAGAGAGGGCTTCGCTCGCATCTTTGAAATCACCCGTAAGGTATGCGATCTTGACCTTGCCAGGTGGGAGTACGCTGCACGCTTCCTCCGTTGCCTTACGGCCAGGATCATCGCTGTCGAAGAATAAGACGATCTCTTCGTAGCCCTGTAGCCAGTCGAGATTCCTTTGGATCGCCTTCCTTGCCGCAGCGGCACCGCTCGGTATTGATACCATCGGCCACCCCGGCATAACTTCATAACACGAAGCTGCATCGAGTTCTCCTTCGGTGATAACGACTCTGCGTCCAGAGGCTGGAAAGAGATGTTGTCCAAAGAATGCATTAGGTGTCTCTCCTTCGTAGGTGAAAATTTTTTGTTTGGTTTTTAATTTCGCTCCGCAAAGTACGCCATCGCGTGTGTAATAATGGAAGCGTAGTTTCTTCCCGTCAACATAGATTTTGTAGAGTTGACAGGTTTTTTCTGACAGTCCTCGGGCTTGCAGCCTTTGGGCTGATCCTTGTAGTCTGAAGTCATGGTTAGTCACTTGTTTAGGTTCAACGTCGTCTGATGAGTGTGAATATGTCTGACATACAAAACAAAAAGCATGGCCATCTGAGTAGAGACTATTGCCATCAGATGACCCGCAGGTGTCACACGGTATGTGTCTAACAAACTCACTCTCTTGCTTTAAATGATCCATTCGAGTGGAATGTTGGCGAATGAGGTCCAAGGGATGTTATGTTTCTCACACCACTTGGCATATGTGGTTTTACTTTTCTTAGATATCTTATTGAATGGGGACTGAAAGACCATACGGATATCTAGCTCAGGATGCTGCTCCTTGACGGCTTTAATCTTGCGTCGGTCTTCGGGTTCCCAAAAACCTTTACACTCCAGGTAGACCCCATTAGGTAACAGGAAATCAGGAGTGTAATTATGCTGTATCTGGTATGGCACTTGATGTGGCTCATACTCATACTTGATGTTCAGTTCGACAAAGAGATCAGCGACCTTTTCTTCAAGTCCTGATCTAAACCCCATCAGAACGGAATGTCGTCGTCATCTTCTTCAGCTTCAGGAGCTGCAGTCACATTAGGCTCATCAGCCTTATAACCTTTCGTTGTACCAAACAAGGCAGCAACATCTTCTACATCCATTGTACCTGCGTCGACGCCTGCTTGGCCGTTAAGAACAACAACTTGAACGCCAACCAACTTAAGACTGGTGCCATAGGTGACACCATCTTTGAGAATGTAGGGTTTTTGATAGAAAGCAAGTTTAACCTTAGATCCAGAATAGAGAGGTGTATTCTGATCAGTGATAAGCGTACCTTCGGTGTCAACAATAGGTGGCTTAGTTTCTTCATTCCAGGAAAATTTAACTTTGTATTGTCCATTAGCTACCTCTTCCCAGGGCTCAGGTTTGCAAGTAGAACGCTTAGGGTTCTTCAGTTTTGATTCTGCCCACTTGATAGTATCTGCGCGATCCTCTTCAAGTTGGTCAGCCATGTCCTGTCCTACAATTGCAGACAGGGAGTAGCCGAATTTACTCGGCTTCAGTACAGCTTGATAGCCCTCAAGGACTACAGGCTGTTCGGTCTTCATGATGTTACGTGCCATTAGCAAAAGAAATAAGTGGATTCAATCACGGATTCTGGTTCCAGATCTCCGATGATCGGTGGTGGGGTTTCAGCCCCGATCTGTGCTGCCCATGATGTTAGGTAATCATGGTTAGCGAATAAGTGCATGTAGGTTTCCCGTACCAATGTGGACAGGACACCCATGTCAGTAGCACGACACAGTACAGAGTCGTGTATAAGAGCGATTGGTGCATCAAAGCGTAGTGTACTTAGGTGGAGAAGTGAAGCATCAAGAGAGTGTATTAGGTTAGGTGCAGTAGCATTCTTATGGTGGCTTTTATCCACCTCATCTGAGTCATCTGTTGCTACTTTCATCTTACACCTACCCATTAGTTGTAGTTCAATAGACTCGAACTGTTTCTTCATGAGTTTCTGTGTAACAACAAAGCCAGATGGTGTTACCCACTGCAGCTCTGTTCGGCCTGCTTTCATAGCACGACCAACCTCAGCTTCAATCCAAGACATAACCTTCATAGGACCAGGGACAATGATGTCCATAGCATCTCTTACAGCTTTAACTGTCTTGGTTAGATCGTCCTTCTCAATGGTAATCCCTTTCTCATTCAGAGCATCTCTAATGTATCCACGATTAGAAAACGGTTTGGCATTGTAAGGTACGGTCATTACTACTCTCTTAACTACTTTTCTGTCCATGTATGGCTGGATTGAGGCCGGACAGTTAGGTGTAGCTAGGTCAGAGACAACTTTGTATGCATCTTGTGGTTTATCTCCAGGGAGAACGTTAACTAATCGCGCTGTTAATTTGTCACGGGCGAGGCCAGCGAGTATCTGGAGTCCTGAACAAGTAGCATCGGTAGCGACAGGAAGATCAGTGAACTGCTTATCACAAATGATACAACACCGATAGAACTCAATACAAGCAGCAAGAAACTGCCAGGGTTCATCTGCAGTTTCCCATTCATGGACGTTTGCAAGTGGATCCTCCGCGATGAGTGTGATTAGCTGTTTGTTGTTAGCGACCCATTCTTGTCGCTCTTCCATTGTGGCTTTATCTAAGCCGTATTGTGTTGCAACTTGGAAGGCTAGCCATTGCTCAGCATCAGGTGTCATGTAAGACCCCTTGCTGAATAATAGCAGAGACTTACCAAAGTCAGTGTCTTGTGGTGTTAAGAAAGCAGGGATGGGATAGGCTCGGCCGCGATAGTCAAACGACCAAGGAATGAAGAACTCATCCTTATCCTTAAACCTGTCTACTGCTTCCATTGTCATACGGGTACGGCATGACTTTTTAAATTCTGCAGCTTGTTTGTTTAGTACCTCCGCTGCTCTCCTTCTATAGTCCTTCCTACTCTCAGCATTGTCAGCAATATCTACAGGCTTTGGAGGTAAGTCATAATGGACAATAGGTAGGAATTTACCTACTTGCCTCTCACGCTTCTCTAACTCTTTAGCTACAGCTACAATGTCAGGGTTCAGTTTATACCCAACCTTCTGAATCTTATTCAAAAAGGCAAAGGCATTTTCCCCCTGTATACGGGTGGGACCGCTCCCACGTCTCACCATATCGTGACCACGCATCACCTCATTGAGGATGTAACCACCAGGACGATTAGGTTCCCAGTCGTTAGGTTCAATCAGCATTGGCCATGCTAGTGGTGCAAAAAGCTCCGAGTCAGACATAACTTTATCTTTGACTCGCATGAACTCAGGTGTAGGTACAACATAGTTGTTAGTCTGCCTACCTTCACGTCTGATTTCTTTCTCAAACCAGCCGCTAGTTTCCATGATGCAATCAAGTAACCAGCCACCAAGCTTGACCCGATTAGCTCTGCCCCATGATTTCCATTCAGGTACTTTGTACCGATTCATGAGAGTCCTGATCACAACTAGCTTTTGCTGTGTACCGATGCTGCGATGCCAGTAGTTTTCTTTGAGTGCATGTAGTAGGCCAGGCGCATTCTGCTCATAGTGTCGCATCTGACATTCATCCTCAATAGCTCTACCAATTGCATCACATACTGAGACAATCTTATTACTATCCTCTTTGTAAGAGAATACCTTGTCGAATGTAAGCTTACAAGCAAGAGCAGCAGCAGCTAGTGGTTCAACATCAGCTAGATACTGACGGATTTCTGCGAATGATCTACCAACCTTACCCTCACGTATGCGTTTGTTGGTTTCTTTGATTCGTTCAACAAGTACAGGTAATAAAGCATCGATAGAAGATACACCATATATGGTGGCTGATGCATAATCTTGTTCCTCCAATTTACGTGTGTTCTGATGTAAGCGCTTCAAACCTTGTTTAATTTGATCACGCTCCATCTGGATTTGCTCGTCAATTTGAGCTGGTGTAGGCATAGGCGTTAAGAATAGTAGTTTATTTAGATGCTAGCAATAGCTTCTGATCGTGCTCGATCTGTAGTCTTTGCATAGCGTAGGGTTGTCTCAATCCTCTTGTGTCCCATGAGAGACATGATGGTCCTGATGGGAACAGCGGCTTCAGCACACCAAGTACCGAAAGAATGCCGGAGTGAGTGGAATACATAAGCTTCATCCTTTTTAATAAACTTACGGACTTTGTTAAAGGACCGTAACAATTGATCGCCATTGGTCCAGTCATTACCGAACACAAGGTCTGAGCTAGCTAATTGAGAGCACTTCTCATCAAGCAGATTGTGTATCCGATCGTGAATCGGTACAGCTCTGTAATTAGCAGCTTTGGTCTTGACATCAGGTAGACCACCAATATGAATAGTATTGAGGCCAAAGTCGATATCACGACGCTTAAGTTTCAGTAACTCACCACGACGAGCACCACAGTATGCGGCGATGAGTGTGATGTCTGCTATGTCTCGTCTATGAAAGACAGTCAAGGCAGCATCATACATCTGTTCTACTTCTGGTTTGGTGTAGAACAGGGCTCGCCCTTCTCCTTCTTTTCTTCGTCTGAATCGGGGAGCTTGCTCAATGATGCCATCGAATGCAAGGTGAT